GAAGCCAAGCGTCTCCTTAGTAATGAACAAATCCAACAATTAAAAGAACAAACCGATACAGGTGGATTAAGGAAATGATATGGTTGATTTGGCCAAATTCATTGAGGTCACTCTCAATGAACAAGATGATTTTTTGAAGGTCCGTGAAACTTTAACACGAATCGGAGTATCTTCACGCAAAGAAAAAGTTTTATACCAATCTTGTCACATTTTACATAAACAAGGTAAGTACTACATCGTACATTTCAAAGAACTGTTTGCACTAGATGGAAAACCATCGAACATTTCTGAGAATGATATACAAAGACGTAATGCAATTGCAAACTTATTGGAAGAATGGGGTCTAGTAAAAATTCTAAACCCACAATTGATGACAGATAATATGGCACCATTACATCAAGTGAAGATTATTTCGTTTAAGGAAAAAGAAGATTGGGAATTAATTACCAAATATAATATTGGTAAGAAGCCTCAAGATTACTAAATAAAATATCTCAGGGATGGGAACTAGGCGGCACCCTAGTAAATAACTGCCACGAACCCACCTTAGGGCCGTTTAGATGTTTCGGTAAAAAATATCCGTGTTATTACACCTCCAGCACGTAAGTTTGGACCAGTATAAGGTAAGCTGGGATGCGTAACGCCTTTGGGGTTACATTTCATTAACTCGCTTAATAGGAGAAAACCATGACACTAGGACATATTTCATTTGGTCCATTGCACCACTCTACACTCGGCTTTGACAGATTCTTTGATGACGTTGAAAGACTTATGAATGTGGATGTGCAGAAAACTGTATCCAACTTTCCACCACACAACATTCTAAAACTGGATGATACTCGTTACATCGTAGAACTTGCCGTTGCAGGATTTTCTAAAGATGAAATCGAAATTTCAGCTGAAGATGGTAAACTAATTGTCAAGGGTGAAAAGGAAGATAAAGAAAGCAAATTGCAATATCTACACAAAGGTATTGGCACAAGGTCTTTCACAAAGACAATCACCATTGCAGATACAATTGAAGTAAAGGGTGCTGAGTTTAAGGATGGTATTCTAAGTATTGGCTTAGAAAATATTATTCCTGAACATAAGAAACCTCGCAAGATTGAAATTGGTGACAGTTTGAAGTCATTCAAACCACAACTCTTACAAGAGAAAACTGCATAAACAATGGGGTCGCAATGACCCCATTTTTGCCTCACAACTATATTATTTTGGTGTATAATTAAATCATGTTAAAAAAAGATAAAAACTTCCGTATTTCTAAACAAACGAAACGAACAATGGCAACTATTGTTGATACTGTTGAACGAAATGCATATAAAAATGCAATGATTGATGCTCAAATTGCGGAGTCACAAGTGTTTGAAAAGAAAAAGAAACGCAATAATGAAACCGAAACTGCTTGATGCATACATGAAAACTGCGGAGACATTCGCTGAATGTTCTACCGCAAGAAGACTCCATGTTGGTGCCATTGTAGTTAAAGAAGATAGGATTATTTCTATTGGTTACAATGGTATGCCCGCAGGCTGGGATAACAATTGTGAAGATAAAATCTATTGTGATGATGGTGATTTACATTTTGAAGAAGAGTCAGACACATGGAAAAAATATAAACTTAAAACTAAACCTGAGGTGCTTCATGCTGAAACAAATGCAATCGCTAAGTTGGCTAAGTCTAACGAATCTGGTATGGGTGCTAGTATGTTTATTACCCATGCTCCATGTTTGGACTGTGCCAAACTTATTTACCAAAGTGGTATTAGCAGGGTTCTATATCGTAACTCTTATCGGAATACTGATGGTACTACATTCCTCGAAAAATCTGGAGTAACAGTTGAAAAAATATAGCGCAGAAGTAGTTGAAATTTGTGAGAATGGTGATGCAATATTACAATTCTCGGAAGAAATGATACAAGACCTTGGATGGAAACCCGGTGATGTACTAAGTATAAGCATGGTAGATGGTGCAGTACACCTGAAAAATATTACCAAACATCCAGATTTATTTAAGGATTAATTATGTTAGTTATGCCAGATGCTATGATAGGTAAACCAGTTGGTTTCACCTGTTCAACTTTTGATTTACTTCATGCAGGACATATTCTTATGTTGGCCGAATGTAAACAAATTTGTGACTATTTGATTGTTGGTGTTCAGAGTGACCCAACCATTGATAGACCGGGAGTTAAAAACAAACCAGTACAGTCTATTGTTGAACGATATGTCCAACTCTCTGCGGTTAAATTTGTAGATGAAATTATTGTTTACAATACCGAAAAAGACCTTGAAGATATGTTGATGTTCTTGCCTATCAGTGTTCGCATTATTGGTGAAGAATATAAAGACAAAGATTTCACAGGTAAACAAATCTGTGAAGACCGTGGTATTAAAATTTGGTTTAACTCTCGTTCACACCGATTCAGTTCTTCTGAATTGAGACAACGCACTTACCAATCAGAGATGAATAAGCAAGTGAGTAAAAAAGATGAGTAAAACTTTTACTGATGTTCAGATGTTTATGTTGGCCTCAGGCCAATCAGTAAATACTAACAATGAAAAACAAGCACAATTATATCGTAAACTAATTGATGAAGAATATCAAGAATTTTGTGAAGCGAGAATTAATGAAGATGACGTTGAAACTTTAGATGCCTGCTTCGATATGATGTGGGTGATTATTGGTTATATGTTATCAAAAGGTTATGATGTTGAAAATGCATGGGACGAAGGTGCAAAGAGTAACCTTGCCAAGATTGATAGAGCTACAGGTAAAGTTATCAAAAGAGATGACGGCAAAGTTTTGAAACCTGATGGGTGGAAGAAACCTGACTTTAGCAAGTTTACCTGTAAAAGACTTGCGCTCAACAAAGAAATCTGATATAATATAATTTGTTTTTAATATGAAAGAGAATATGAATATTCGTGAAGTTGCCAAGAAAATTGCCATTGACTATCGTTTGCCTAAAGCAGACAGGTACGATTTGTATCTGCGAAACTTTGACAACATGGTGGAAGTTCTTGGTTGGGTGCAAGACCCAACTGCCGATATGAATGACTATCGAGCAAGAGAGATGCTCTTTCCTAAACGATGGGTAACTATCGGAGTGTTTCCTGCGGAAACAAAAATAAATGTATAGAGTTACATATTTACTTGATGGCAAAAATGCTGTTGCCTCTAGAGAATTTGATACACTCAAAGAAGCAGCTGAATTTTCTATTAAGCAACCAATCAATTCTGTTATTGAAATAAAACAATATGACAATAAAGATTAAATGAATTATTACACAAATGTTGCCTCTGTTGGTAACAATATTCTTTATCGTGGAGTAAAAAATGGCCGGCGTGTTAAGTTAAAAATTGCTTACACGCCGACTTTGTTTTTGCCATCTAAAACACAAAGCAAATTCACCACACTGAATGGTGAATTTCTTGAGCCTATGAAGTTTGAATCTATCCGTGAGGCTAGAGATTTTGTCAAGCGTTATGAAGGTGTTGAGAATTTCAGAATCTATGGTAACAACAGTTATGCCTATGCGTTTATCGCTGATGAACAAAAAGGTATGGTTGACTGGAAGATTGAAGACTTATCTATTGCAGTAATAGACATTGAGGTTGGTTCTGAAAATGGTTTCCCTGACCCATATCTCGCAACAGAACCTATCACCGCAATTTGTATTAAGTATCTCAATGGTCAAACAGTTGTGTTTGGCTGTGGTGATTATGAATTGCGTGGTGATGAAACTTATGTCAAGTGTGATGATGAGTTTCAACTATGTAAAAAGTTTCTACGATTCTGGGAAGAAAACTGCCCTGATGTAATTTCAGGTTGGAACATTAAGTTCTTTGATATTCCATATCTTGTAAATCGTTTCAATAAGATTCTTGGTGAAGACGAAACAAAAAAACTATCACCTTGGAACTTCATTAGTAGTCGCAAGGCTGTTGTAAACAACCGAGAGTTGATTGCATATGAATTCGTTGGTGTATCTACATTAGACTATATTGAGTTGTACAGATGGTATGCGCCAAGTGGTAAATCACAAGAGTCCTATCGACTTGATGCTATT